ACACTTATGACAGCCGTATCCGCATCGTTCTTGATGGTGACGTCGTTGGTACTCCCTTGACCAGTTATAATAATTCCTTCGGTAGAAGTGTAACCAATAGCAGCATCATCGCCAGCAGAGGTATCGCCAGTAGCAAGCAAAGTCTGCCCTGTTATATCTCCAGAGACATCAAGTGTTGTTGAGGGAGACGAGTTGTTAATACCAACTCTATTAGTGCCGCCGTTGACAAATAGCATGTGAGTGTTACTGTTGGACTCTACTCTAAAGTCTACATCTACGCTGTCATCATTGACTACAGTTTCAGTATGGTTAATTAAAATTCTTGACCTTTCAGTACCTGCTACAAAAGTTCTTAAATCTAATCTACCATCCTCTGTACCATCAGTTACATCTTTTATTACACCATTGATTGCAGCATAATTAATCTCCTCACCTGCATCGTTTTCACCTCTAAATCTAATTCTACCTATAAAATCATCATCAGCAGGACTAGAAGAATCTCTTTTCATATCTAAAGTAGGTCCAACACTCGCATCAGTATCTGTTGATATAAGTGTTAATTGTGTGTCATTGTCTGCTCTTGTTACAGTTAAATTAGTATTTAAACTTAATCCTGTATTATGAACATGAGTAAGTGTTACGTCACTATCAGCACCAAAATTAATTATAGCACCATCAGATGCAAGACTTAAATCATCTCCTACAGAAACATCTCCTGTAAACGTACCATCTACGGCTGTAAGGTTTTGAGCCGCAGGATGTGTAGTCGTTGTTGTTGGGTTCATGTGAAGAACGTAGATATTACCTGTACCTGAAGGTGTGGTAGCAGTAAATGTTAAAGTTGTGCCACTGACTGAATAAGCTGTTGTAGGCTCTTGTCTTACGTTTTCAACAAACACAGATACAGAGTTAGTTGTAGCAACTTTAGATAAAGTGTATCCTGTGCTACCACCATTAAAGGTGTCTTTAACGACTGTCGCAAAACTTGTTGAAGGTGTATTACCTAAGTATGGCATTAAGTGATCTCCATAATAGATAAGCAAACATCTGTTGCACCACTTCCTGTAACTTTTAATAAGTCTGTTGTTTCCATAACAACTTTATTTCCTGCTAACATCTCCAATGACGATCCTGCTGGAATTGGTGCATCAGTTACTAACTCAACATCTTGGTTTGCTTCATCATTACCACCTGCTCTGTTACTTGTATTTGACGACAGTGTAACTGTTACAGTAGTTTGACTAGATGTTGTGTTACCTAACACAAGACCCAAGATAACTGTTGTTGTAGAACTTGCCACAGTGTAAATTATATCTTCTGATGTAACTCCTGCTTTTGTAACTACCTTAAATGTATTTGCCATATCTTATCCTAACGCTATTGCTAGTGCCGTTGCTTCATCTGCAATGACTGTGTTTAATGCAGTGCCATTTACAGTAATCGCATCTGCTTCTAATGTTCCGTCAATATCAGCATCACCACTAATATCTAAACTTGTTGCATCTACTTCACCTGCAACAGTTAATACTCCACTAGCGACTGTCATTAAATCTGTGTCGCCTGTATGTCCTATTGTTGATCCATTAATAATTACATTATCAACTGTAAGAGTTGTTAATGTTCCTAACGATGTTATGTTAGCTTGAGCTGCAGTTTGTAGTGTACCACTTAACTGTGTTGCTGTCAACCTTCCTGTACTAGGGTTATAATGAAAGTCACCATCTGATTCTAAACCTACATTACCTGTAGCTGAAGTATCCTCTATAAAAGGTATAAGGTTATCTTCATTTGTACTTTCATTATCAGCTACAGATACATGCGTAGCATTAGTTGCATTGGTTGCATTAGTAACTGTAACTCCTGCTATTACTGTATTAAGTGCAGTACCATCAACAGTTATTGCATCTGCTTCAAGAGTTCCATCAACATCTACATTGCCTGATATATCTAATGAAGCAGCTATAAGCTGATCAACTTGTAAGTCTTCGTAATCTGAGCCTAATTTTAATTCAAACTTAGGACCTGATGTACTATATAAAAATGAAGCATCTGTTCCTGTACCACCTTCAATAGTAATACCTGCACCATTAATTACAGCACTTGTACTATTACCACTGTCAAGTACAATATTATGATCATTTAAATTTACAGTTGTTGAGTTTACAGTGGTTGTTGTACCTGATACTGTTAAGTCACCTGTAACTGTTAGATTGTCTGCTACAGTTACTTCAGATGTGCTGTGACCTAAAGTAATAGCAGTTCCTGATACACCTGTACCTATAGCTATAGACTCACTACTATTTCCTGTGTCAACAACAAAATAATTATCAGAACCTTGTTTGATTGTAAATGCTGTAGCTGAGTTATCTGACACTGCTACATTTATATCTGTTCCATCTGCACTAATTGAGTCAAGTGCAATATCACCCACATTAGTTATATTGTTATCACCAAAACTTACATTGTCTCCAAATGTTTTATTTGTAAGAGTAGCAGTTGAAGCTGTTGAAACTAATCTAGCATCACCACCTGTACTTGGTAACGTAAGAACATTGTTAGCACTTTCAGAATGTGGTGCAGCTATAATTGTTTGTCCATGTGAATTTGCTTCACAATTTAATACAATTTTACCTTGATTAGTATTTCCTTTTATAACAACTTTACCTGTACCATTTGGTGCAAGATTAATATCGCCATTACTAGCAGTAGCTAAATCAGCAGAACCAAATGTAGCACCATTAATTGTTGGTGTAGTTAAAGTTTTATTTGTTAATGTATCTGTAGAAATACGAGATACTAATGTAGAGTTACCACCTGTAGGTAATGTTAATACATCCGATGCACCTGCTGAGTGTGGCTGTGCCTGTAGTGTTTGGGCATGTGCATTGCCTGACTCACAATAAAATAATAATTTAGCAACTGCACCACTGTTTGTTTTAAGGTCTATCTGTCCACCACTTACTGTTAAATCATCTCCAACAGTAAAGTCGCCATTTGTTGTTAAACCTGTATCAGCTACGTGAGTTAAGTTTATGTCTGCATCTGCACCAAAAGTTATAATTGCACCATCTGATGCCAATGCTAAATCGTCACCTACAGATAGATCAGCACCTAATGTTAAATTACCACTTGCGTCTAAAAACACAGATTTGTCAGCAGGATAGGTTATAAATATTTCTCTAGTACCTGATGACCAATTAACTTCATTGTTAGAATTAGAACTTGCAAGTATTGTTGTTCTTGCTAGTGTAGTACCTGAAGATGTAAAAGTTCCTATGCCTACTTCAAAGTCTGTACCATCTGTACATACATAGTAGGTAGTATCTGCATTACTTAAATTAGAAGTAAAGGTTTCAAAACCTGTTACTGCTCCCCCAAGCGTATACGTACCTGTACCTGTAGTGGTAGTGGTTTCTTTTACTCTGTCTTTTACTACTAAAGCCATTTATGCCAATCTTATAATTGCGTTACTTGAATCTGCTGTAGGCATAGTCACTGTAAATGTACCTGCCGTAGATGCTACTGTTCCACCAAAACTAATTACTGCTATTGCTCTATTACTTGCACTTGAGTTATATATCATTGCACCTGATGCAGATATTGTAGAGTTACTAAAACTTACATCTGCAAAATCTACGAAAGCAGTTGTGCCACTTGTTGTTATAGCAACACTTCCCAAAGTTGCACCACCACTAGAGTACCCTGTACCTGATGCTTCATCTGATGAGTCTGTTATGTTTGAAAAATTTGTGGAAGCAGCTCCAAATGTTCCTGATTCGCCTGATTTAATTAGAGCTAGTTTAAGAGTGTGTCCATCAAGATCATGTAAGCCTTGAAGTAACTCTTGTTTGAAAGATGTTGTCATTGCAGTTGTTACTGACATGTTTACCTCATTGGGTCAGGATATTCCTCAATAAAAGCTGAAACTTCTAAATCATTATCAGCACTTGCCTGTGCCTTTATTATATCTCCTGACTCTAATATAATGTCTGCACTATCTAATCTTAAAAAATCATCATTAGCAACTGTCTTAGTCTTAATTAAATTAAAAGTAGTAGATGCTGATGTATCAGTAATTGCTATCGTTATATCGGTACTATTTGTTGTATCAACATTACAAATAAATATTTCTTTAATTACTGCTGTTTTGTTTGTAGGACATGTATAAAGTGTAGTAAGGTCTTGATTAGACAAAGCTACAAATGCGTTTACTCTTCTTCTTACTTCATATCCCATAATAAATTCCTAGTTATAAGAGGGCAAGTTTCCCTGCCCTCTATTATGTGTGAGTTACGCTAATGTATCTCTGTCTACTTCGTCAGCAGTCATTGTGCCAACGTCATCAATATCCATCAATGTAGCAAACATTCTGATCTTACCACCAGTTGTTGTGCCTGTCATTGCTTGAATTTCAATGTCAAGTGTATCGGATGTTCCACCCACAATCACAGGATTGTATGCCGCAGGAGTAGGAGCATAAGCACCCACAGAAGCTGCATCAAAGTCAAAACCATCAACAAAGTTGTCAAGGTCTCCACCTGTGATACCTAAGTCTAATTCTACATCGGTTGAAGTACCTGCATGTGCTTCAGTAACTTCAAAACCTGCGTGTAAAATAAGTGTGTTAGCAGGAATAGTTAATCCCGGAATAACATCACCTGCTGCAAGTGCAGTACCTTTATCTGTAACAGCAGTAGCAAAGTTAAGCTCATGCTGAACAAAGTAAGGTTGTCTACCTCTTGCACCCATACCTCTAGCAACGGAAGTTGTATTGTCGCCTAATGCCATAATCTAATCTCCCTTACGCTAAGCAATATGCAGCAGTTACGATAGCTTCAGGGCGAAGTATCTTTCTGCCATACAAATGCATACCACGAACAATATCAGCGAAACTATCAGGGTCTCTGTAAGTTTCTGTCTTATTGATTTGTTCAGCAGTAGCTATAGCCGATGAATGACCTGCTACAATAATTCCAAAGTTTGAAGCATTCTGACCACCTGTTGTTGCAGGACCTGTGCCTACAGACGGAAGGTTGTTAGATGAATAAACTTTAAAACCATGTAAGTTATTTATCACCATACCATTTTGAAGACCACCTGTGTTTCCACCAAAGTCTGCGTTAAACAGTCTTGAGTCTTCGTCTTTTAGTATTTCAATAAATACAGGGTCAAGAACTAGCCATCTGTTAGCTGAGTCAACATTTTGTTGATCCATCAATCGTGACATACGTGCAATAACTTGTAATGGAAATGCATTACCTGTTGTTCCACTCTTAGCTGCTGTTGCTCCACCTGCTCTTGGCTCAAGACCAATAGCTTGGTTTGCAGTACCAGCAGTACCATCAGCTTGTGTGAAGTCAGAGGAATCAAGTGACATTGAAGCCAATAATTCTGCACCAACTAAGTTAGAACCACTAGAAGATGTTGTCACAGCTTTAGAGCCGTTTACTGATGTATTAACAGTGTCAGCATTGCTATGCAATGATGATTGTTTAAAACCAGCTAAGTAACCCAATACTTCTTGATCGTATTGGTCTTTCAATCTGTACGCTGCACGATCAGATGCAAGTGATTGAAAGTTAATATGCGAATGAGCTTCTTCAATATCATCAACTTTAAATGCAAAATAGTTTGCTTTGTCAATGGTAAGAGAGAACTCTTCATCGTCAATGTCTTGTGGTGAAATAGTTGTGCCACGAGCATATGACTTGACTGTGATTTCAGGTTCTTTGATTACTTTAACTGTATCTCCAAAGTTTGCAATTTCACCAAAGTAGTCTGAATTTGTTATCGCTTCTACAACAGAACCCTTACGAAAAGCAAGTTGTACCTGTTTAGAATAGATAATTGGCGAGAAATTTCCGTTAGGTAAATTTCCATATCCTGCCGCAGTAGTAAAAGCCATTTTAATTCTCCTATCTTTTACTTAAACAGATGCAAAGTACCATACCATTAGAGGTCTACTGTTAAAGGTGCAAACTTAAAATACGTTGCAATCGTATTCAAAGATTGGGCTTAAACATAATAGAGTGTTCTTCTCGTATTACTGGAATTTGCTAATTAAATATAAACTTGGTTGCATATTTCTATGGGCAAGGCTATACTTTGCTTGTAGTTATACCTACAAATTGTTATTTGTCAACAGTTTTTTGTTTTGGAACTTCAATAAAACTAAAGTTGACACTAAAGGAACGTCTTTCTCCCTTAGTCTTAAATGGATAAACACAATGAAATAATTCAGCAGGAAATACATAGAAGTCTCCTACTCTTGGTTTAACCATAAAATTTGTCTGACTATATCCTGATGGTGTACCATGAGCAAACTGTATATGCCCATTTGCAGGATGATGGTCTTTATAGTCTTCTTCCCACTCCTCTTCTATTCCTTCTGGTAGTTTTAAATATCCCACACAAGACATTCGACAGCCTGTGTGAATATGTAATGGATTGTATTCGTTTTCAAAT